CACGAAGGCGTGACTACGGTCATGCAGTGCTGCAAGACCTAACCTCATCGAGCAGCACACCCTTACTCTAACAAGGAGCGCACATGAACATCGTATCCATGAAACCCAAGTTTGTCTCTGGTCGCACCTACAACACGGTGTGGTCTTATTCATACATTCCCGTGACCAAGCAATGGTTCTGGCGTGTAGAGTTGCACGTCAAACCACAGGTGTTTACGGGACATGCTGCCACGGAGGCCGAAGCACGTGAACGGATACAGCAAATCACCCACCCAGGTAAGCGCAAGCCCGACGCAGGTGGCAACAAACCCAAGTGATACGCCATTCGACAGACAACTGTTTGTGCAAATGCTGCCTAGTCAGCAGGCTGCATGGCTTACTGCATTGCGTGAACGTCGGCTAGCAGCCGTCAACGAGTATCACGCAAAGGTAGAGGCTATAGCAGCAGACAAGCAGGCTAAGTTGATAGGCAAACTGGAACGTGCCTTCGATCAAATGAAGAAGGCAGATGACAAACTACAAGCAGCAATGGAGGCGTTAGACAAACGTCTCACCACAATGTATGCCCTAGTGGCAATGGCAGGAGATACGACACATGAAGAACAGCGAGATACGAGCACTGTTGAGGGGGAAGATTGACCCCAATCTGGGCAAGGTTCTCATTACTCATAATGAGGACATTGCCTCACTCAAGCAGATGATCATGAAGTTGGCAGGGGCACTGCAAGACTTTGCCCACGTGCTGCAGACGCAGCATGAGTTGATCAGGCGTATAAAGGAACTGACACCTACGGCGCAAAAGGCTGAGCAACTCGGCATCTCTGTGGGTAGTAATCCGGTAGTGACGGGGGAACATGATGAAGTCCCGCGTTGACCTACGACTGGCTACCGATGATGAGTATAAACTTGGCATGGCAGGATTGATAAGGACATTCGACCATACCAAGTTGAACGCAATCACCACATGTCCCACGTGGGGACTGGTGAGATATGCTCACCATCGCACTACAAGCGAGACTGACGACCTACCAATGGCACTGCTTGCAGGCAAGGTTGCGCATGAGTGCTTTGCTGCTGCCCGTGTGTGGTCACTGCGTTACCATCAGCAACTACCCAAACACTACGAAGCCGAAGGCAACCGCCTATTCGGCAGGGATCGGTTTGCCGCTTTGCATACTGCGGCGGAGACTGGCATCAAGCAGGCAGACAGGCAGGCATCGTTGCGTAACATCGTGCTTGAGTGCCTAGCAACATCCAACTTTGTGGAGAGCCCGGATGACAGACGACGCACCTATTCTAATCTCGAAGCATCACTGCTGTATTATGTTCAACGATGGGACTACGCTCGATATCCCGTGTGGGTCGAGGATAGCGATAGTGGAGAATGCACTCCAACTGGCAGACATACTCCAACAGGGATTGAGCGATCCTTCGCTATACACATTTCATGTACCGATGGGGGCTTTGCGCCCTTCCTCTACACGGGACGCATTGACGGAATACACTACGACCCCAAGCAAGACCGACTGCTTGTGATGGAGAACAAGACTGCATCACGACTGAATGATGCGTGGCGAATGTCGTATCATACGTCACCGCAGGTGACGGGATACTGCATTGCTGCATCCATCCTGACGAAGAAGCGTGTCAATCGTGCCGCTGTTGTAGGGCTGTCCCTACCGCTGCCACGCACTATGGCAGAAGGGTTCACCATAGAGATGGTGGACCGCTGCGACACGCAGCATGTACATTGGATGCAGTGGTTGCTGTATGCTGTGTCCCTGCATGACAAGTACTACGACGCGCCACTGGAAGCACCTAAGCACTACCAATCATGTAACCGCTACTTCCGTCCATGCCCTCTCATACCCCTGTGCGCTTCGCCAGAAGATGAAGCACAACAGATGTACGAGAGTTTGCGACGTGAGGAATGGAACCCCTTGCATGAGGATACTGACACGTGACCACTATTGGCTCATTCACCGTCCACACTGGCAGCACCATGCCACAACGTCTAACGATGCTGTTGTGGGGCAAGCCTGGTTGTGGCAAGACAGTGTTGGCCAGCACTGCGCCTCCGCGCAGGTTGTGGCTGCTGTTCGATCCTGCAGGCACGGCATCGCTGAACCCAAGCAACGACGACTTGATCGTTGACTTGTCAGGCATCGAGCCTATGCGACTTGACACACTCAAGCAAGGTGGTGTGTTCGAGGCTGACTTGGTGAAGCTGCTACGGAAGGATGACAGCATCAGCACGCTGATTGTGGACAGTCTCACCACACTCGGCGCGATGGGGTTGTCGTATGCAATCCTTAGTGGCAAGGCTAACAAGGGAACGTTCAAGGCTACAATCGAGGACCCCGGTCAGAGTGGGTTCGGAGTGCGGCTGGCTATCATACTTGACTTTGTACAACTGGTAATGCGTGCTGCGGCTGACTTCAACAAGCACGTTATCCTCACGTGCCACGAGAAGGATGCGAAGTCGGATAAGGGCATTGTGACTGAAATCACCATGAACCTTGGAGGACAGTTGAACAATCAAGTCGGTCTCCGCATCAGTGAACTGTGGTACATGGAGGATACTGGTAGGGAACGACTGCTGTATCTGCGCAACTTCGGCGTTAGACGGCCGATGCGCACACGCATGTTCCATCTACCACCTGACAAGGTGAGCATGAAGTGGGATTACAATCAGCACACAGGCAAGGGCGACACCATCGCTGGATGGCTTCGTGCCTGGGCCGAGGCTGGTTACAACAAGCTGCCCCTTGGTGCGAAGGCTTACACCCCGCCCGAGGACACCACATCATCCGATACCTAGTAGGTGTCGGCTGAACGGTACACAAGGTCTAGTGGTTGACGCCATGTGTACTATGCGTTATAGTCAACCCGTTGCAACAACAGAAGGGACCATGCAACATGCCCGAACTTCCTAGCGTGTTTGAAGTGGACTGCGATCTCAACGATGCCAAGCCGCCGGTTCCTCTGCCGGTTGGCGAGTATCGCGCCACGGTGCGAAGCTGCGAACAGCAAATCAGCAAGAGCAGCAACAAGCCGATGGCGGTGTTCACCTACTACATCTCCCCCGACCAGTTTCCGCCGGACTTCACCGACGGGAACCCGGAAGGGGAGTTGCTGACCACGTACGTGTCGCTGGACCTGACCAACGCACGTAACCGCTACCGCTGGAAGCAACTGCACCAGATGCACGGTGTTCGCATCGTGCCTCACCGCATTGACCTGACGCAGTTTCTCGGCCGTGACGTCATCGTGAATGTGACGCACGAAGAGTATCAGGGGGAACCGCGTCCTAGGGTCAACCCGATCCGTGAAGCGTAAATAACGCTTGCGGTGCCTGCCATGGGAGGGTATAACCCTCCCGTGGTTCCTTCCTACCACAACAGACATGGAGATTGCTATGCCCGAAGTGAACAAGAACGCCAAGGCGAAGCCCAAGCAGGTCCGGCAGGGTCCGGTTGACCGGACTATCTACATCGTGTTCAATCCAGACACGCCTGCGGAGTTTATCCAGCAGGTGCGCAACAGCGTCATGAAGCTCACTGCTGACGGCCGCTCCGTCATCGAGAGCTTCAAGACTGGCCAGCAGGTGCCTATCCTGCCGATGAAGGTGCACGTCACTCCGAAGCCGCGCGGTGGTGCACAAAGTGCGGAGTGATGCGTAGTCTGATGCAGGTTGGCCTACCGCAAGTAGGAAGCCCGCAGCGGTCTGAGTAGCGAAAGACTGCATCAGCACGGGGCGGTGTCGAAAGGCACCGCCCTACCTTCGGCAAAGGAGTGTCTGCATGACCACAACGCAAACAATACAGATCAATGTGCCACGTCAAAGCAGTCAACGCGGCAAAGGTGTGACTGCACGATACAATCGTATCAGCTTCCGACTATCCGACATGGAGGCTGAGGCGCTGCGTCAGGTAGTCAAAGATGCAGGAATGACGCAAGCGGACTTCTTGACGCAACTCGTCAACAGTGCGGTGGCGCAGCTATGCAAGAGATAACCCTAACCCCCATGCAGCAGAAGGCTGTTGATCGTTGTCTAGGCAACGACGCAGCGCACAAGGGACGGGTGGTTGCAATAACCGGTGCGGCTGGTACAGGCAAGACGACGATCATTCGTCTTGTGTACAATGCAATGGTCAATGCAGGCTACAAGCCCGTCATCTGTGCACCTACAGGCAAGGCCGCACGTCGCGTACGTGAAGCGACGGGTTGTCCTGCAGTCACAATGCACATGTTGTTAGAGTTTCCACGTCCAGACGAGCGGGACCCCAAGACAGGCAAGCCGCTCGACGTGACTGTTCCGAAGCGAGGCAAGAAGCATCCACTAGACTACGATACCGTCATTGCTGATGAGTACGCGATGGTCAACCGTGACCTGCATCGCTATCTGATAGATGCGATGCCTAGCGGTTCGCGTCTGTTGGTATTTGGTGACAATGAACAGCTGCCACCAATCGAGCAGAACGCGCAGTACAAGGGTAAGCCTTCCATATTCAAGGAACTGCTAGACAAGTTTGACGGTATCGTACTCGACAAGGTGATGCGTCAGGATGAGGACAGTGGTGTGTTGTCCAACGCACGTCGCATACTGCAAGGCGTTGCACCACTCGACAATGATGACTTCAAGCGCATCATCACTGACCAACCCATTGACGCATTGGTGAACGAAGTCACCAATAGCGGCATAGACTACCGCTCTCTGTCCAATCAAATCATCGTGCCATCCAACGTCGGATGGACGGGCACTGCTAAGCTGAACACGCTGCTGCAGTTTACACTGTGGCCAGATGACCGTGATATGCTACAGTTGCCACGTCATCCTTGGTCCAAGAACAAGGCACACACGGTGATGGTGAATGGTGAACGTCTCTCATTCGATGATGGGTTGTCCATTGGAGTGGGCGACAAGGTTATGATGACTGCCAACTGGTACGTACTCGAATGCTCGGATGGCAGCAGTGGAGTGTTCAATGGTGAAGTCGGCAAGGTGTTGGAGATTGATCATGACACTGCCGAAGTGTTGGTTGACTTCGACGACAGACTATGTCGGATACCCCCTGTCGTTCAGATTGTGCGTGAGAACCGTGTGTACACAGGCTACCCACAGAAGGACATGGAGTTGGCCTACGCAGTGACCACGCACAAGACACAAGGTAGTGAGTATCAGCACATATGCTATGTGCTGAACAAGTCTGCCATTGTAATGTGCAACCGTCGCAACATGTACACGGCAATCACACGTGCACGCAAGTCAGCCACGTTGATCACTGACACCAAGTCACTGTCCATGTCAATCTCCCGCAAGGAACCTATGGAGTTTACACGATGAGGTTCATATTCCTGAACGGTCCTCCCAACAGCGGCAAGGACACAGCATGTAATGCTATCTTGTCAATGGTCCATCCATCGCGTCGGATCATGCGACGACTGTCGCAGCCGTTGAAGGATGGTATTGCTGGCATCTTCGGCTGGAATGACGCACAACGGCGTAACTTCGAGGCATACAAGGATACGTTGGAAGTAGCACACACTGGACTGACATACCGCCAGTGGCAGATTGCGCTTAGCGAGGAGTTTCTGAAACGCAAGGTGGGAAGCGACGTTCTTGGTCAGCTGTTCCTGCAGTACTGCTTGCAGAATGGTGACAAGAACACTGTGTGGGTGTGTCCTGATGCTGGATTTGTTGCTGAGCTTCGGCCACTACTGCGTGCTGTCAGACCATCTAGCATGTTCATCATACAGCTAATACGTCCCGGCACTGACTTCTCACGTGATAGTCGCAGCTACATTGAAGTCGAGAACGTCGCTACGATGCAGTTGCACAACTTCGGTGAGAAGTTTGAGCTTGAACAGCGTGCTGCGCACTTCGCTAGGCTGTGGCTGGACAACCCCGCATGACTGTAGGACACATCAACCGACAACTAGCAGAGAAGTGCAACGGTCTAACGTTGCACTTCGACTGTCTCGCTGATGGTTCAGCCGATGCCGAGATTGCTATTGTAGCAGAGGCACCGGGTGAACGTGAGTGTGACATGAAGTTGCCGCTAGTCGGCAAGTCAGGTCAGATCGTGTGGCGCATACTTGACAAGATTGGGGTGCGCCGACAGCAGTGTTACATCACCAACGTGGTGAAGCGGAGACTTGCCTCGTTGTCTGGCCCTAAGCAGGGTATCAGCCGCAATGAGGAACAACACTGGCACGCATTAGTGCGATGGGAACTCAAGCAGCTGCCTAACCTGCGCTACGTCATTGTGATGGGCAACAAGGCGCTTGAAGCATTGATTGGAGACAGTGGCATCGAGTTGTGGCGTGGTACGGTCAAGTTAGTGGATGGTGTTCACTACATCATCACGTACAATGCTGCCCATGTGATACACAAGCCATCACTCGAACTCATTCTTCACCATGACGTGTTGAAGCTGGACCTTGTGCGGAGTGGTAGGTGGCAGCCACACGACATCACTCCCATCCTCAACCCGTCACCTACTGAGGTTCGTGAATGGTGTGACCGTATGATATCGGAGAACAAGCCGGTATCATTTGACATTGAGACCATAGGTGGTGAGACTGCTTGTATCGGTCTCACCAATGACAAGCACACAGGAATGTGTGTCGCGTTTCGCACACGTGACACACACGTGTACTCGTTGGCAGACGAGACACGCATCCGCTATGACTTGCAGCGTGTGCTGCGGCATCCCCGTGTGCAACTGGTTGCGCAGAATGGTGCGTTTGACTGTGGCTGGCTATGGTACAAGGACCGTATGAAGGTACAACCGCTGTACATGGACACCATGCTAGCGCATCACACACTGTTCCCTACATGGCCACACTCGCTTGCCTTCATGACTACGCAGTACACCACGCATCCGTACTACAAGGACGAGAAGAATACATGGCGTGAAGGTGGCAACATCACGCAGTTTTGGGAGTATAACGTCAAGGACGTGTGCATCACTCTCGCATGTGCGGAGGCACTAGAACGTGAGTTGAAGCAGCAGAAGTTGTGGGACTTCTTCACGTCACACGTGATGCGCTTACAGCCAGTACTGATTGACATGACGGTACTAGGCAATCGCATTGACTTAGACATGAAGGCACAACTGGCTGCACGGTTCGAGCAGGAAGTTGAGACACTTCGTCAACAGTTTGTACAGCAGGCAGCGGATGCAGTAAACGATCCAACACTGATAGTGAACCCACTCTCCAATCAGCAGCTTGCTGATTGGATGTTCCGTCGTGGACGTGTTGTAGGACGTAATACGAGCGTGGATGCGTCTAACCGTGATTACATCATAACATCCCCTCGCACCAGTCCTGCTATACGCGAGGCGCTGATCACACTCAACCGCTTCAAGGAACAACACAAGCTGTTGTCCACATACATCACTGCGAAGGTGGATGAGGACGGCAGGATGCGCAGTGACTACAGCCAAGCAGGCGTGGTGACGGCACCTGGCAGGCTATCCAGCCGCAAGACACTGTGGGATAGCGGCATGAACCTGCAGAACCAACCGGAGTCACTACGTGGTATGTTCGTGGCTGACCCTGGTTGCTGTTACGTGTACTTCGACATGGCACAAGCGGAGGCACGCATCGTTGCATGGGAAGCACCTATTCCCAAGTGGCAGCATCAGTTTGAGCTTGCGCGTCTCAACCCTGGTACGTATGACGCACACTGTGCTCTAGCGTCAGAGATGTGGGGTATCCCGTATGACGAAGTGCCGAAGAAGGATTGGGACCCTGTTACCGGCAAGCATACCATACGGTATGTTGCTAAACGCTGCCGTCACGGATTGAACTACCGTATGCAAGCGCCTAGGCTCGCACAGACGGCAGGACTGTCCCTGTCGGATGCCATCGAAGCCTACAACGCCTACCACCACGCAACACCTGAACTGCGCAAATGGTGGAAGGACGTTATCGAAGAAGCACGTAAGAACCGCATGGTGTTCAACTGCTATGGTCGTCGGCTGGTGTTCCTTGGTTCCACACTGGACGACGAACTGTTGGATGCGTTGATCGCCTTCAAGCCTCAATCGGGACTGGGGGACCACGTGTGCCGTGTTATGTACATGTCACACAGTGATCCACAGTGGCCTATACATGCACGCATCGTGTTCAACAATCATGACAGCCTCACAGCCATGTGTCGCATACCTGACGCTAAGCGTGTTGCTGCTATCATGAAGAAACATGCGGAGACACCACTCCGCATCAAGGGGCAGGAGTTGATCATTCCTGCGGAGTTGAAGATCAGTCAACCTGATGAGAAAGGAATACACCGATGGAACAGCCTACAGACATTCACGCTGTGAACGAAGTGGATAAGGTGGAAGCCATTGCTACCACCATCAAGTTAGCCCTTGGCATGGCAGGCTTGCTGTATGTGCGTCCTACGCCATACATGATTGTGATCCCAGAGCTCAACCTCACACTCTATTGTGGCATGACGCCTACACAGCCGAGCCCTCGCAGCATCACCATACATGATGATGCAGCAGCACGCATACTTGCAATATGGATACGGAGGGGGGTGTGATGTCATACAGCATACAGTTGCCTACAACGTCATAGCATCACATAAGGACGTGGACCATGTTTGAACCGAAGGAAGGTACATTCCTGTACAACTACCTGCGTTGGTGCGATGGACTTGAGACCAATCGCCACTACGACTTGTGGTGTGGTCTGTGGGTGCTGTCAAACGCCGTCGGCCGGGGTGTGGTCATTGACCGCCCCGGTGCGCCGGTGTTCCTGAACCTATACGTCATCCTTGTAAGATCGGA